GACATGGCACGAGCTTGTTCAGATTGTTGCACTTGTGCAATTCTGTACTGCTCTGCTCTTATAGCTTGGAGTTGTTCTTTCCTTTCAGAAAGTTCAGCAACTTTAACTGCATAGCCTATAGGGTCGTTTTCCTTTAGAGAATTTAAATCCTCTTGTGGTGACTGAGCTACGATAAATTCCTCAATAGCTTGTAAGCGTTGAGCATATGTATCACGAGCATACTTTGCTTCTTCAATAGCTTGACGTTCAGCTTCAACAGCCTTGCGTTGTTCTGCTACTTCAGTAGTCTTTTTAGTGTAATCAGCACCAAGTTGATAACCTTTAACCAATTCATCAAGGGTGACTTCCTTTTCTTCGCCAGCAGCTTTTACCTTGTAGCGAGGTTGTTCCTCTTCTTCAGTTTCAGTTTCTTCTTGTTCTTCAGAATCATCTTCAGTTTCAACTTCTTCAGTTTCTTCTGCTTCTGGCTCTGCTTCTTGAGCCTCTGCTTCTACTTGTTCTTGAACTTCACCCTCTGATTGCTCCTTAGAGTTCGCTGGTGTATTCATTAAACCTTCAAATGCATTGGCTGCTGTACTTACTGTAAGCTCGCCATTCCCATCTTCTGGGGTCATGGTAGTTTCACTCATTTAATTTTCCTATGTTTCCACTAGGGGTGGTTACCCATTTTAGAAATCTCTAAAATATCTTCCATGCTTTACTTTTAATTTCGCTAGTCTTAGCGACTGATTCAAAGTGAGCCATGAGTTCGTTATAGCAAGAGATGCGTTGATATGCCTGTTCTCTTACTTCTGTTTGTTCTGGATTAGAGTAAACGATGCGTTGCATTTGGTTGTCCACTAATTCCTTGACTGCATCTTGAAAATGCACGTCATTTAAAATATTTGCAATGGCCTGTGATTTATCAGACATTCATACTACCTTTTGCAATGTCATTGATCTTAGTAATAGAATCCATTACTGTTTTAGTTTGATTGTTCTTAGCTGTTTCAGTCATGTTAGCTGCATCTAGTTTTAGTTGCATTTCTTTCAACGCTAACTCAGCTGTCTGTACAAGTTCTTTTTGTTGTAACTCTAAAGACTTGCGTTGATTCTCTAACTGCATTTGTTCACGATCTAGTTGGAGCTTAGCAGCTTCTGTTTGTGCTCTTAGTTGAGCCTTCTCACGTTCTACCTGAGCTAAGATTTCAGCTGCTTGTGTATTAGGATCAGCCTTTTCTTGTGATGCTTGTTGCATTACTTGCTGTTCAATCTCTGGGGTAATCTCATTCATGAATGCTGTAGCATCTTTGAATCCAGCCATGTGTACAAACTTAGCCAATGTATCTCTGTATTGTTTAATTGAGATGAGTGGATTGTTTACACCATAAGCCTGTAAGATTTGTTCTTGCTTACCTAAGATCATTTGCATAGTAGCAAGTTGTTCTTGACGTGAGCCAGTACCTAAACCTACGTTGATAGTTACATTGTATTCTGTATCCCATTCACGAGGATCAAAAGGAACAAACTTACCATTAATACGAAGCGTTCTTACTGTATCTTGATACTTGCATAGTAATTGTAAGATACCTTTGAATAGTGATTTAACACCTGTTTCTGCAAAGATACGAGCAATCAACTCTAACTTACCATAAGATGCATTAGACATTGTAGCTACTGCTGCAGCTGTAACGTTTTGCAATACATCTGGACTTAAACCTTGTTGAGCATCGCTAACACCTGTACGTTTAGCTTGAACTCCATCTAAATACTCTAGCATTGGGAATGATTGTGCAGCACTTGACTGTACTGTTAATGGTACGATTGCACCTGCATTCTTAACACGAATCACACCACCTGCTGTAGATGTTAATAAGTCATCTAAGTTTACTTGGCCTTCAACTGCTGCAATGCGTGAGTTGTTAGTTAAGTATAAGTTATCTAACATCTGACGAGTTACAGTAGACTTAATTAATTGAATATCTAATGTACGATCAGCTAATGATTGGCCATAGAATTTATGTGGAATTGGTATTGGGCAGATAGAATGGAATGGTACATAATCGCACTCCATATCTTCTAAGATCTCATTAGATGCATATACAATGCGTCTTAGTTCTGCAATGCCATCTTCGTTGTAATCTACTTTAATGAAACATTCATACACTTCTACTAATTCCATAGAAATATCTTGAGTGCCCATGCTGTTAGGTTGTTCACCACGAGAGTAACGAGCAATTCTTTCTGGGCTAAACTCTAATGTATCGCCAGACGCTAATGACTCTACCATATCTTTATCAAAACCCATCGCCACTAGTTCAGAACGAGTAAGCATCCTACGATGTGCTACGAATGGTGAATCTTGAATTGTCTTAGCACGCTTAGATATTAAGAACTCTTCTGGCGGTACATTTTCTACAATGATCTTACCTTTGTTCTTGCTGCGTTTTAATGTAACGTTGTTTGATTTGCTGTATGTTGTTTGGCCAGTCATCTCATCAATGGATGATTCTTCAATGATTTCTTGTGATGCTAGTTCTATCTCTGGATCTTGCATGAGCATCATTAGCTCATCATCTGATAGGCCTTCATACTTTTCTTTAGTAACATCTGTATCATCATTCCAGTATGCTTTAACTACACCAGTCTTTTGTAGTAACGCATCTTTGAACCAGTTATGAAGTATTAAGAAGCCATCGTTATCTTTATAGAATACATGATTAACTAATTGTGTGGCCTGCTCAGCATTTTGTTCGTCACCTTCTTTAGCTGGTGCAAACTCAACTACGTTATCACTAGAAGTAAATACACGAATGAGTTGTGGCAATGCACCATCAACTGCTTCAGCAACTTCACCTGTAACGATTGTAGACTTACCCTCAACTTCATTACCATATGGCTCACGAAGATAATACTCAAGGGCTTGTTGACGTTCATCTGTGGTATCTGTTTCTAGATAACCTAATGAGTCATCTATCTCAGCCTCAATAATCGTCTTTAATTTGTTAATATCAATCATCTATACAATCCATTTATTATTAATGTTGAGAGGTTGACCCCAATCAGAGCCACTTTCATCTAAGCCTACCGCTAAATATCTAAATGCGTCAGCAGCATGAGAGCACCAATCATGTAGTGGTGTGTCAAAGAATACGTTACGCTTCTCATCATATGTTCTACGATAGTTTCGTAATGCATCTATACCTTGCTTAACGTCTTTATCAAACCAGCATCTAGGAAGTAATCTGCGTACTGCTTGAATTCCATCTGCAACTGGTAATTTCTTTACTACTGTAATCTCTAGTCCTGCATCTTGTAACATCTCTTTACGAGATTTACCTGTACCTAATTCTCTTACCTCTACATCATGAGGTAACAACTGTACAGCATTATCCCAACCATTATCACGCAACCAAGCAACATAAGTATCCAATCCTTGTCCATGATTTTCATAAAAATCTACAAGTCTTATTTCCTTACCTACTACTTGTGCTACCCAAATTGCTGTGCTATCTGATATACCTAAGTCCCATGCACAATATGTCTTTGCTAGTTCTTCTCTAGGTATAGATGTTATCTTATTATTCTTTTCTAAATCATTAATGATCTGGCCATAGTATGAACCTTCTACCGCTGCATTAAATGAGCATTCAAATTCTTGGTTATACTTATCTTCACCCATCTCATTTTTAGCTGAGGCTAATTCATTTGCATCTATCAACTGTGTTTGTGATGCTTTAAACTCTAGTAATTTCCATTGATCGTCACCTTTGTCAGCACGATCCCTTAAATCTTTAAAGTGATTATTGCCTTTAGGTGTACCAATAAACATTGCCCAACCTAAACGATCAGATAATGCTGGTCTAACAACTTCACTAAATATACTTGGGTTTACGTCACCAATCTCATCAATCACTACACCATCTAAATAGATGCCACGAAGTGAGTCTGGTGAATCTGCTCCGTATAATGAAATACGTCTGCCCATGAAATCAACTCTTAACTCTGCTATGTTAGCAATAGCACCTAATGGCCTTGTATAGTTAAGTAAGTAATCCCATGCAATACGTTTACATTGTGAGTATGTTGGAGCAATGTATGCAAATCTTGGATTAGGTTTATCACACAGTAGTGATGAATGTATCAACTGATTTATGGCTGATACCGTCTTGCCCATACGTCTATGAGCTACCACTACTGTGAACCTGTTGTCCTTCACCATTTGGTGAATCAACTTCTGTGGTTCTCTGGGCTGATACCCAGTATTTAGAACGTCATTCAATTCCTGTAACAATCTTAATAATAACTGGTTCTTCTGAATCGCCAGTCAGTTTGTTTTCTTGTAATGATTTACCGTCTACTCTATCACCTAATTCTTTGATGGCAGATACATCACCACTTGCTGCTTTTTCTATTAATGCTTCAGCAATTGCTCTAATCTTTTGGCCATCTGCTTGTATAAGTGCCCTCTTCAGCGTTTCTGCCCATAACCTATTGTTTTTACTAGAGAAGTTATTTCCCTTACTTACCTCAGCAGCCTTCTCTCTAGCTAATGCTAATTGTTCTTCTTTGTCCATGTTGTAACTCCATTACTGGGTCATTACCTTAGTTGTTAATTAATTACCACTTTACCTTATTCGCCCAATAGGCCGCACTCATCTTACCTTTAGCTATATTATCAGAATGTCTTGCCTTAAATGACTTAGATCTTGCTGTATCTTTTTTATCACCACTAACACCTTGTTGACCAAAGCGTATTAGTTTTTCTTTATCGCCTACCTTTGCCAATACTGCATGGCTTTTAGTAGGATGGTCTGGAGTTCTCTTAGGCTTATTAACACCAGAGAATGTTTCTTTACCCTTCTTAATCATTTCTTTTTATTTGTTTTAGGTTTTACAACCATTTTTTTACCTGATTTTGCAGACGCTTTTTTAGCTGCTGCTACACCAGCCTTACTGTAGCTGTAAGTTTTTCCGTTTACCATTGGCATGATCATTTACCTTTCTTAGCTGTCTTAGCTGCCTGTTTAAATTGTTTTGCTGTTGGTGCATTCTTGCTGCCAACCTTGTTCATCTTTTCGTCTGAACCTGCTTTAATTCTTGCACGCTTAGCATGAATGTTAGCATATAATCCTTGTTTAGCCATTATCTGCCTAGCATTCTTAGTAATGAATTTAAATCCAAACCTCTTGGAAGCATTTGGTTTTGCATTGGCATAGTATTTTGCATAGACATACCGCCAGCATAAGGAGGAATGTTTTGCATTGTGTTAGCTTGTGGATTATATCCTCTTAGAAAGTCTACATCTGAAGGTGTGCCTTGTGTGTAAACATCACCCATTTGTCTTAACCTTGACATTTCATCCATCTGAGCTTTCATTTGTGCAAACTTTAATGCTGCTAATTCAGCTTCAGTCATAGTACCTGTAGGTGATTTACTGTTAGAGCCGCCTAATAATCCTGCTAATCTATCCATGATGTGTCCTTATTTTTTCTTTTTCTTGCTCATGCCTGCTTCGCTTAAAGCGATTGCAATACCTTGAGCTTTAGATTTAACTACCTTGCCACCCTTACCAGAGTGCAATGTACCAGCTTTATACTCACCCATCACTTTTGCTACCTTCTTCAACTTCCCTGCTTTTGATGTGGGTTTCTTCATCTGGTTTCCTTAATTTAAAATGTGTTAGGTTTCTACAGTCTTGACATATAGAAGATCCTGTGTCATCTGAATCGTATGGTTCACCACACTCTTGACATATTTGCAATTGGATCATCTTATTCAAACTAAAAAAAAAGCCTGCTTTTAAACAGGCCAAGTATGGAGTGCTATGAAAGTGATAGATACACTTATCCCAGCACCAGCGATTATATCATACATACATGGCTGCTGTCAAGTGCTAATTGGGTATTCTGCGTGTTGATATAGTTAATAGGTTATCATAGGCCATGTTCATGTGGTAATCTTGCAACACTTCAGCCCTTGATCCTGTGTACTTATGATACACAGCATTCTGTTGACGTTCTGGAAGTGAATCTATAATTGCTTGTATAGTTTTAATGTGGTCTGCCTCCATTGACTCATACATCTCATCAAACGATGTACTATTGCCACCAGTACTCATCCCTAAACTGCGACTAGGAAAGCCAAGCCTACTACTACCACTATGCTTAAGACTTCTTGACCATGCTTTTAATAGATCCTGCAGCCTTTCCATTGTCATACTAATCCTCCAGAGAATATATTGAGCTAACATTACTGGACTCAGCCCCATGCCCAGACTTTAAATTATGCTTTGCATGAGCTTCTTTATAAACTGTACCAGTCATATCTTCATATCCAGATGGCAATGGCCTAAGTATATTCTGAAGTAAACATGGGCTATCTTTAAAATACAATGTATGACTCTTGCATCCACTAGCATTTAAATAACGATAGGCCACCATGTTTGCAATAGCACTTACAATTTGTTTGTAGTTAGCATTAATACGTCTAGCTATTTCAGTAGATGAAATTCTTTCGTCACCTACAGCTTCAATAATTAATTCTCTTAATTTTGCAATGGTAATTTCTTCACCATTAACTTTATATATTTTTTGAGATTTAGCTTCGTTATTTTGTGAGTTCATAATGTTTAATTGTTTTCATGTCTTTAAAAGGAACTAGCGTTATTCTATCTTTTTTGTTTGGCCTTTGGTGAATAATATAAATTCCACTTCCAGTTTTATAATTATTATCTTTTAACTTTTGCATTGTCATATCTAACAATTCTTTTCTACTAACAATAAACCATATCTCTTCTTTTTCAAATACAATGTAATCAGCATCGCCTTTAATCCATCCATGATCACCCATAACGTTTGTACCTTCTACCCATGTACATTCGTCTTGGTTTGGAAATTTAATTACATTTTTAATTGCCTTAACATCAAACTTTAATTCTTGATTATTTATCATTGGCAATATTCCTTTGACATCCCAATGCTCAATCATGTCTTGTTCTTTTGTTGACCAAACAACATTACTTAAATGAGATGCAAATCTTTTTTCAGCATCTGATCCTACCGCATATTGTTCTTCAGTAAAATGCTTCAACTTACATCTACTTCTTTTATTTGCCAACGATTGTTTTGTTTGTATGTACCCCACACAAGTATCTTCCATCCTGCTTTGCGTACATACTTAACTGATTCACTATCAGCTATCTTTTTTATGCGTGCACCCATGTTACTCTTTGATGTGACCTGCACCGCTACTACTTGACCTTCTTCAGTTATAGCAAGGATGTCAATAAACGTAAACAAATCTTTGCGTACACCAGCATGGAAATTAAACGTTTCCACTATCTGTACTAGTGGGTAATTTTCCTTCTTCATTCTCGCTAGGGCTACTTGCGTAGGTGACATTGCCATTAAATTGTTCCTCGTTAGGTTTACTTGTTCCGTCTAAAAATCTTTTTTCAACTTCACCTGTGCTTTTGTTGCATTGGTATTCATAATCTTTTTTAAAAATTCTACTCCAATTATCTTCTGCCTCTTGCTCAGATATTAATAGTGGCCTTCTTCCAGAACCTTTACCCATCATCATCCTCCATGATATGAACTTTAATATATTTATAAGCTGCTTCAATTGCTACAAATGGAATTAAGAATGGCACTAACATAAATCCAATAATACCTACAATAAATCTAAGCATTTATTCTACTCAATGTATCAGCAAGCAACTCTTCTTCTGTACCAAATTTACTTTCAAATGTTTCTTGTCCTGCGTGTAATGCAATACCATGACCACCATGCTGGTGATGATTAGGGCACAATGGAATTGCGTTCATAAAATTATTACGCATACCCATTCCCATACCATGACGAATATGATGTATGTGTGGAGGTGAATGACCCCACCCCTCTCTTAAACATACAATACATCCAAGCTGTGACAGTTTATCATAGTGCTGCTTCTCTGCTTTTGTCAAAATGAAATCCTAACTCTATTGCGAAACGTTGAATGTCTTGAATATAATTTTTGAACTCGTCTACATTTAAAGATGTCGTACTCTTTATAGCATATATTTCAGATCCTGCAACTGTCTTTTTTTCTGAAAGATATTTAAAGCGAAACATATCATGCAACTCTTCTTCAGAATAACCACAGTAGTCACCAATCTCTTTTAACATTGCCCAGTATAAATCATTCTGTGAGTTAGATCTTTTTGATTTAAACTTATCTAATTCAAGATCACCATCTTTTTGAAAGTCATGGCCATTAATTTTTGCTATCGCCATTTCCTTGTTGTGTTTCGTTATCCTCATACGCTTTGCTCCATTTACTAGATTTATAAACCATTCCATTTTTTAATGTTACCTTCCATTCAGTAGGTGATAAAAGTTTGCCTTCTTCGTCAACGTCAAAACATTTAAACCATTCAGTTGTTTTGTAGTTCATATTGGTTTATCTCTATAACGTAATGACTTAGGTTGAAACCACAATGGTACTGATCCTTCCCATTCAAAATGCCTTTGTTTATTTACAGCCATAAATCCATCTGGAACTATTTTAGCATCTTCTTCAGAAAGTTTACCATCCATTATGTCTTTTTCTTTTTTCTTATTACGATATACTGAAACACAATTATCAGCAAGATTGGTAATTGTCGCAGAACCTGCCACGTCAAACTTACTTGGTGTATGTGAAGTTTCATCTATAGTTTTTCTACTATGAGCCACTAGATGAATATGAATATTTAGATCTCGTGCTGCAATACATAGCTGGTCAACAAATTTCTTCTGGCCATTATAATCATCTTCGTTAATAGAGCACTTCATTAAACTGTCTACCACGAAATGCTGGCAACCCATTTGCTCTGCTGCGTAATAGATAACTGATAATACAGACGTTGGGTTAGTAGATCCTAATTGATCGTACAAAAACAGCTGGCCTGTGCTGCTATTACAAAACTCAGTAATGGCTGACTCTGTTGGTTCGCTAGTGCCTACAGACTGACGAATATACCTAGCTAATGTACTACGACAAGACATCTCAAAAGAACATATTAAAACTTTATAATTCTCTATGAGCTTCAGCGTAATATAACTGAGTAGCATACTCTTACCATGACCGCTATAGCCAGACCAAATAGTTGTTTCGCCTAAACGAAGTCTGAAATTTTCTGCCTTATCAAACGGAAGATACGCACCACTTTGTATCTCACCAGAGAAATATCCAATAGTAGATTCAATAAAAGTATCTGGACTCTTAATTTTACGATATTCATCTGTATCCCTTTTAAAAAAATAGTTCTTAATCTTATCCTCATTAATTATGAGGTTCTGCATTTTCTCTTCTAATGACATAAGTCGTAAGCCTTTCTCAATCTTTCAGCTGCAATTAACAATCTATCTTTATCTTCTAGTGGGAGTTCTTTCCCATTGCCAATCTCTATAGCTGCTAATGCCACTAGCAATGTTTCATTAGAAATAGATTTTAATATTGAGTATGGATTAAAAGGTTTTGAAACTGGCTTGAAGTCACCTATACGCTGAGGCACAATATCATCAAACGTTAATCCAACTGCACCAAGTATATCATTAGCTGCACAGCCTGCAAAGCAATTTATAAGAATTCTTCCATCTGGCATCTGTTTAACTCCTAGCGAGGCTGTTCTATCGTCATGAGCTGGGCATAAACATTGATATTCATCTTTACCAGACTTGTAAGATTTTTCAAAGTGACCTATGAATTCATAAATATTCATGAGATGTCCTTAATAAAAGATCTCTTCTTCTCTTCTATCTTCTTCTCTTTTCTTATATCATCTTCTCTCATATCTTCTTCTCTTCTCTTCTCTCTAGCATAGGTTGTATACTCGTTGAATATAGAATTGTCTGAGTCGCCCTCAAACCAAGCGTTTAGAGAGATTAACATATCCTTTACAAACTCTTTATCCTTATGCAGTCTAAAACATAGTTTTTTAAGATCTGGAAGCTCACCATTCTTTTCTGAAGCCAAACACCAAAGCTCAAAAAGTGTGGCCTTTTGATCTGAACTTAACTCATGCCAGTCTGGATCGTTAATAATATCCCTGCCATATACCTTGAACCAGACCATAGATGCCTTGTTCTTAAAGTGCTGAAACTTACCCCAATTGCGTACTCTCATAAATCCTCCATAGTTAAACTGCCAAAAAAGCGTATCATAAGTAAAAAGCAATTGCAATATATTTTTTATATAAATTGTATATAAATACTTGACATTGTTTTTAATAGGCATAATATAACCATATCAACAATAACTATGGAGTTAAAAAGATGGAAAATACAGTAGAAAATATAGTATCTTATGTTAATGGCCTTAAAGATTTTGATTGGTACTATAAGTATTCAGATGATCATAGGGCATGGGAAAGTGCTACTAAAGCTAGGAATACTTTACTTTATAGTCAAAAAATACTTGACCCTAACTATGAAATATGGAATTCTATAGCACCAGATAACTTTCATAATGGAGCATATTAATATGGATAAATTTGAATGGAGTCGTGATAAACAGCATACTTGGTATAACCAATGGGACTTTAAGACCCCAAGATCATACAAAGAACGTTATGGTGTTGACTATAACAGGGATGGTAATTATGCTTATGACGAAGAAAAATTTACACACAAGTTAATAATTGTAGTATTATGTGTACTTGCATTATGTTATACAGGAGTTATAAATTGGATTTAGATCAAATCATTAAATTATTAAAAGAATCAGCAGATGATCTTAAAGCTGACAATGATAAGGCGGAGGCTAAAGAAAATGGATCAGCAAATGTTTTACGATCAAGTGATGGCAGAATTACACCAACAACAGATGAAGGAGCAAGAGAATGAGCAAGTACTTAGAACTACGCAAGATTGATGTTTCAGAACATATTGAAAAGAAAAATAATCTTTCATATTTATCATGGGCATGGGCTGTAGATACATTGCTTCAGCAAGATCCAGCAGCTACATGGGAATATAAAGAGCCAGCAAAATTTGGCGAAACACTTATGGTGTTTTGTTCTGTAAGTGCCTTTGGCAAAACAATGACAGCACAATTACCTGTAATGGATTATCGTAACAAAGCTATTATTAATCCAGATGCTTTTGCAGTTAATACAGCTATGCAACGTTGTTTAGCTAAAGCTATTGCATTACATGGAATTGGCCTATACATATATTCTGGTGAAGATATAGCTCCAGATGTTACTGTAAAAGAAGTTGAGCCTATTACAGATGATGATGTTGAAGTGGCTAAAGGCCAACTTGTATTAGCAAAAGAAGCTGGTGAACTAAAAGAAAAGTTCTTTAAGTTTAGCCCACAGATGCAAGAAAGACTTCGTGAGTTTGCTAATGAATTAAAGAAAGTTGCATGAGTCATTTAAGGGACAGTAGGAGGCACAACGTCATTACCGCTAGTAATTCATATGCAGCAGTATATGAGAGGCAGAAATTATGGAGGCAGATGACTTTGCGTGAGCCTCCATTTGAAGGTAATGAGATGACTGAATGGGGTGTCTTAAATGAACCTATAGCATTAAGTACGCTAGAAAAAGAACTTGATGATATAGTGGAGGCTGGTAACAAATTTGTTATGCATAAGGAACTACCTTTTGGTGCTAGTCCAGATGGTTATTATAATGGGTCTGTAATTGAAATTAAGTGCCCTTACACGCAAGAAGTATATCCATCTATACCAGACAGGTACTATTTTCAAATGCAGCTCCAGATGGAAGTATGTGACGTTGATAGTGCATATTTTTATATCTGGACACCAAACGAAACAAAACTAGAAATAGTTGAAAGAAGTAAGTCATGGCTTGAATGGTATATGCCATTAGCACTAGAGTTTATGAAATATGTTGAAGATGACATAGAACCTAAACGCTGGACTAAGAAACCAATTTTTGTTAAGGAGTAACGTATGGCAGAGTATGATAATACAAATAGTTTTGCACTATTTAAAAACGATAAGGGTGATAATCCTAAACGACCAGACTACACAGGTAATTTAAATGTAGATGGTATTGAGTTTAGAGTTAGTGGCTGGATTCGTGAAGGTGCTAAAGGTAAGTTTATTTCTGGATCTGTGCAGTTAAAAGAAGTAACTACATCTAACGCTACAAATGAGGAAGATGCTCCCTTTTAGGAGCATTTCCCATCACTTATACAAACTATTTATTCATGACGTACATAGTCACTTCAAAGCCAAAACGCATTTCAGTAGCAGCTGGAGTTGTCCACATAATAATATTCCTTAAAAGGTTTCTGGCTTATGCCATTAAGCGTAATTATACACCTTTTATAACGTCTTATAAATAGAGAAAACCATGACAAAAGACTATGCAAAAAGTTGAACTAAGAGAATCTACAGTAAATGAATTATCCACTACACCAGAGGCAAGATTATTGCAGGCTATATTGCTTAAGGCTGTTGACGATGCAATGAATGGATATTCTACTGAACAAAAATCTGCATTATTTTTTTTATGGTCTAAGTCAAATCAACTAAGAGATTTATGTTTGTTATTTTCTAATTATGATATAGACTATGTTAAGAAAATGATTTACAGTAAAGTTAAAGATAAAGACTTAATTAAATTTATAGATTTAAATTATGGACATTAATACACTAGACTTACACATGAGCTGTTACGCACACGCTGCATACCATGAGGCAGGAACGCAGCAGGAAATTATTGCTGTGATGAACGTCATACGTCAACGCATTAAAGCAGGCTATGGCAAGGACTCGTGTGAGGTGGCTTACGCTGCAGGCCAGTTTCAGGGCATAACAGATCCATCTCATGATGAGGTTGATAAGAAACGTTATCTTGAAATTAAGTCATTAGCTGTTGATGCAATAGTGTTTAATAAACATAAAAATCCTGTGCCTAAAAAATTACATTTTTATGATGATAGTATTGATACACCAGCTGGATGGAAAAATTGTAACATTAAAATAGGAAGGCTTGTATTCTGTGACTAAACCAATTGCATTTTTAGTGGAGGAGTTTGACAGTACAGGTAAACTTGTATGGTCTGGACTTATGACTTCAGAGCCAACGTCTTTAGAAATTTCTCAAGATATAAAAAACAAATTACATAATTGGACTATCACACCATTGCTCCCAGATACAAAGAATATTATTAAAGTAACTAACATCAAAAAGTACGACTCAAAAAAACTTGTGGAGGCTCATCTTGGCAACTAAAACAAATCTATTTATTGCAACACCTATGTATGGTGGTTTATGTTATGGCACTTATCTTGAGTCTATGCTTAAGCTGCAGGCATGGCTTAATGCTAAAGACATAGAGGCATACTTTTCATTTCTTTATAATGAAAGTCTTATCACTAGAGGCCGCAATACTTTAGTGAATGACTTTTTAAAAGGTGACGCTACACATTTAATGTTTATTGATGCTGACATACAATTTGAAGCACAGCACTTATTAAAGATGATTGATGCAGACGTAGAAATTATATGTGGCCTGTACCCTAAAAAAGAAATTAACTGGGGTGGTGTGGCTTATGCTATTGAAAAGAAAGTTCCACAGGATCAACTTAAATACTTTACTGGCGAGTATGTAGTAAATATGGTTGGCGATGCTAAGCAGCAACTTGTGCCATTAGATAAGCCATTTGAGATTAAACATGGCGGTACTGGGTTTATGTTAATTAAACGTGAAGTGTTTGAAAAGTTAAAAGATAAATGTCCATCATACACACACAATATGAGTGATGTAAATGATAACTCTGATTTAGGTGACAAGATAACAGAATACTTTGCCACTAGTATAGATGATCAAAATCATTTATTAAGTGAAGATTATCATTTCTGTAAACTAGCTCGTGATAATGGTATCAAGGTATGGGGTGCAGCATGGGCACAATTAGGCCACACAGGAACTTATCAGTTTAGTGGCAGGCTTGTATGATTATTCCTAATAACATGATTAGTCATGTAGGAAAAATATTTCAAGGTGAATATGCTATTGGTGCTATGAAAGAACCATACATTATAGATATTGGTGCTAACGTAGGTGGATTTGCAGTCTGGGCACATGAGTACTTTGAACGACCAAAGATAGATTGTTATGAGCCTATAAAAGAAAACTTTAACTTGCTTAGACAAAATACAGCAGGTACTGATATAGCCATTAGGAACTTTGCCATAGGTAAAGAAGATGGTGAACGTCAGATGTATTATGGCCTTCATAACTGTGGTGAGGCTAGTATGTTTGCAGGTGAGGAACAGGCCAAAGAAGGTGAGATAGTTAAGGTAATGTCAGCCAAACATCTTCCAGCGTGTGACATCATTAAAATTGATACAGAGGGTGCAGAGATTGAGATACTTGAAAACTTAGTGCATTTTCCTGTAGTGTTTCTTATAGAGTTTCATAGTGCATACAATCGTAGACGTATAGATGAATTACTACTTGACTATACGCTAATTGAGTGTACAATGCGTGGTTATAATTATGGTATTTTAAAATATATTAGGAGTGAACTGTGTACACCAAATTAGACGATCAAAGACAAGCTAAGTTTATTGTCAATTATATACAAAACAATAAAGATTGCAGCATTAAAGACATCATTCAAGGGTGTGCCACTAATAGGACTAGATTGAAATACTTGGAAAGTCAAGGATATTTTACTTTGCCAAAGTGGACTTATAGTAACGAATTAGATAAACGATTTAAGAATAGAACTTATGTATCTGTTAAAGTTGGCAGGGAATATGGTAAATGGATTTGATGGGAAAAGTAATTGATTGGGTAGTATGGGCAATAGTCATAGGTAGCATATTTTGGATGGCATATGGTACATATGAAATGATTAATTTAATTTTTTTAAGGAGTTAATATGTCAGACAATGTAAATCACCCAAAACACTATAATATTAAGGGCTTGGAAACAATAGATATTATTGAGTCTAGACTTACTGATGAAGAGTTTGTAGGGTACTTAAAAGGTAGTAAGATGAAGTATGACTTGCGTTACCCATTTAAAGGAAACGTAGAAGAGGATCTTGCTAAATCAGAATGGTTTAAAAATAAATTGGTTGCAGTTTTGAGAGAAGTGGAAGCTGTTAATCCACCTGAGATTGAAGCTCAACTTCAAAGGTTTGATGACGAATAATGTCACCTATTGTAAATACTGAAGTGAAGATGCCTCAGCATATGCTTGAGGCTCTTACATTACATGAAACATATTGTGTAATGTCTAATATTACAAAGGTAAATGAAACTGAAGTTCGTCAATGGCTATTAGATAATTTTAATCAACATATGTCAGATGATTTTAGTTCTGATTATTTATTTAATACCCAAGTTTCTTAAGAAGATCTGAAGTAATAATTCCAGCATAAGGTTTCATTTGCAATGCCCTTATATCTGTCTGAGATGGATTTAATGGATCTAGTATTTGTCTTTGTGCTGCTACCTGTGGCAATAATTCAAATATACTATGTTGCTTTTCTAATCTACCAATACCTTCACCAGCAATACCTCTAGGATATGATGGATGGCCAGAGTTCATAATGACTGGTTGATCTGCATATATCTTACCAATATTCATAATGCCAGCATCTGGTGCTGTAAGTTGTTTTGGATCAGCTACAGATAATCTTGCTTCGCCTAAGCCAATACCACCCTTATCTCTAAATTCAACGTCTAGGAGGCCTTTTAATTGCTTTCTAACAGCATCTGGAGCTGCCCTGTACTGGTCAATAGATTCTGGATTACTAACACCTTTCCAATTAGGAATAAGTTTGTTAATAAGTTTATCCATTTGTTTCTTGTCTGTTTTGCCTAATGATGCGTCAGCATAAGATAGCATTGTTTCACCAGTCATGTGTGCAAAATCACCACCACTTGGTGCCATCCTCCAAGCCATATACAATGGATCTTGGCCTGTAATCTGTTTAATGGTTTGAGCATTATTCATTATTTGTTTAACAGGTGCTTGGCCAGATGCCCATACTTGACCAGCATTATTAAACATATAGTCTTGACCACCTTTAAGATCAATAGGCCTATTAAGCATGATGTCATTAATACCCACTAATCTACCACCAGCAGCTGTTCTGTCTGACATAGAAGTAATAAATGGTTTACCTTCAAAGTCAGCTAGTGATACATTAGGAATATCTTGCCTGCCTGTTGGCTCAACAATAGTCTTAAGGTTTTGTAGTTTTAATTGTTCTTTAGCACGAGGATCAAAACGAGGATCAAATCCTTTTTCACCTACCTTAGTTTCAAGTAACCCTTTAGATAAACCTTTTAATTTAGTTGTACCTAAAAAATTCATAGGATCTTTTAGTGATGCTTCAAGTTGATAGTTTAATTCTTTGGCATAGTCATTAGCACTTACTTGTTCGCCACGCAATTGTCTTGCAAGTGGTATATTTGACTGCTTCCATCTTGAATATGCTTGCTCTATAGGAGTGCCCATAGAAAAACTTGGAGTAACAGTATTAGTTGCAGATAATCCACCTCTGGATGGATCTTGCAAATATACATTGCCAGATAAAATATCTTCTAACGTCATCTTAATCCTTAGTCATCTAGTTCTTGAAATTCTGTGTACACATCTAAATTATCGCCAGATATTTCCACTAGACTGCCATCATCAAACTCAAGATAAATAGTTTGAGATTCAAAATCTACTTCGCAACTGACAATAGTTTTACCTACAATTTTGTTACATAGTGCTTGAATATCGCCAGACATACGAGTCCTTAAATGTTAATAAGAGATTCTTTACTTATTTTTTGCGATATGTTTGATCTTGACCATGCACCACATCCTTGACATTGATACCTCTGGAATATGGATGTTCTAGACCTTACTTCGCCACGCTTGTGTAATTTGCGTGAGCTGCAATTTGGACACACAATATTTGCGTTATAAGCATTATGGTTAGGATGTTGTTTAATCCATCCCTTGAGCCTGTTATATAATTTTTCAAGCAATACTACATCGTTCTTATTATATTCTTCCATACGTTTCCATGCTGCACGATCATTATTCATAACCTTGAGCCATAGTTCGTGGCCTTCATGTGCAGTCTTTTTACCAAGACCTAAACGCTGAGAAACATAATCTAATTTATTAGATACAAATCTAAAATTACTTTTTACTACTCTTAACAAATCAATGTGTTTTACTGGGCTTGGTGGATGCATACCAGCTTCTAAAAATTCTTTGTTTAGCATTGGTATGTCAAATCTTAAACCATTATAGTGAACAATTACGTCAGCTTCTTCCATGAGTGCATGAATGCTTTTTAACATTGTCTTACGATCTGTTTTATATATGGAGTCAAACATGATCTTTGATTCACCATACCACTTAGCTGCATAACATAATGTGTATGATGATTCAAGAAGTTGATTCAATGCTACGTTCTGCTGCCAGATACCCCATACTGTTGCTAAATTAGGAGCACATTCAATATCAAGTAAAAGTATTTTCATAAGTATTCTCTAGTGTTGAGATTACTTATTATAACCCTTCAAAGAGCCTTCTTTCATCTTTACGTCTGTTCTCAAGGCCACGCAAAATCTTGCCTCCAGCCCTACAGTACTTCATTAGCGATTCCATAGCCTGTTCTTTATCGCCTCGTAATAATGCTTGACGAATGGTGCTACGCTGAAAGCATCCCAAGCCAAGATTAAAACAAAAACTAACAAGAGCATCAAACTCATGCTGTTTAAGTTGCACGTTAGGTAGCATCTTAGATATTCCCAGCTCAAAGCGACTGAGGTCTGATTTAAGAATTCCATCTATTTCCTCGTTAGTAAAAGTTCTGTTCCATGATGCTGGCAATGTTTTACCATCACCTATTAAATGACCAATTCCTACTGTCCACAGTTTTGCTGGGCATTGGTATGGTTTGTTTCTTACACCTTCATGATGACGTATTAACTTAATTGCTTCTTTAGACGCTTTCACGTTTCTTTTCCCAAGTTCTAGAACCAAAGTAGAAACCAATAATAGAAGCTACAATTGACATCTCATCGCTAGAGAATATGGCATCCATAGACTCTGGAGTAAATCCACCAGTAGACTTAACAGCCCATATGAATCCAGCTACATCAACGAATACAAGTAAGCCTACAAAAGTAAATGCAACAAATGGTCTAACACAAGCATTTAAAGTCTTTACCCATTGTGATGCACCTTCTACAAGTTTAGTGTCATGTGCATATAATGCTTCACGTTCTTGAGCGTACGTTTCTGCGTACGTTCCTTCTAATTCAATTGCTGCAATCTTTTCTTGAGATACAAAACCTTTTTCAGCCATAAGCAATGCTTGTTGATTTTGCAGCATGGCCATTTCACGTTCATGCTTTTGATCACCTTTTTGCTGAAAAAATCCTAATAGACTTGGAAGCCCACTAGTAGCAAAACCTAATATACCTGAAATAATACTAAACATTTATAACTCCTTTGGGTCAAAGCCAAATTCTTTGGCTACTTTATTTTGCATTCTTTTAAACTCACCAGTATGAGATAAATATTTTTTAGAGTTTGGCTCATTAATATATATACCCATATGGATCAACTCGTGTAACATTGTCTTACATACTGTATCTAAAAATGTACATCTTCCAGTAGAAATCATTATCTCGTGTTTAGAGTTAAATTCTTTTTCTTCTGGCTTATATTCACCATAAGCCTCTGGAGTATTTTTAATGGTAAATTTTACTTTGCTTGATGCTGGATATTTTGCGTAATTTTTAAATGTTGGTGATGATACAAATCCTTCATATAGCTTACATATAAAGTCTTTTGTAATAAACATTATTTTGATAGTGGATTCATAGTTGAACGTTTAACTGTATTTAGTTTGTCATCCATAGCGTTTACAGTAGCTTCTAATTCTTTTCTTAATCCACTTACCATAGCTGCAGTTTCACGAGAGTTAGCAATAGCATCTGAAGATTTCTCACTAGCTTTCATAATAGACTCAGATAGTTGGTATTGTCTTTCGTTAATAGCTTTAACCTGTATTTCTAAACCATTTAATTTAGATTCTATAGGAGCTAAATCTAAACTGTCAACAGCTTCAATTGCCGTAACCATCTTGTTGTAAAAAGTTATGCCTGCGTATGCTCCTCCAGCTACTATTGGCAGAACCAATAAAAGCATCTTGAGGAGTTGAGAGCTGGAGAAGTTCAAGTTTAAAGTTTTCGTTTTTTCCAAAGTCATTATTAAGTTCCTGATCAAATTTAAAAGCGTCTGTTAGTTCAATTTGGTTTATAATAGGTCTGTTAAGTATTTCTAGTGAAAGTACTATTCCAAATCCATGCACAAGTTCCTTACCCTTTGGTACGTCAAGTTTAGGACTTTCTTTGCTCTCACTTTTTTGTTCTGTTTTTGGTGTATCTTTTGGGCTATCTTCTTTTGCCTTTGGCTCACTTTTACTTTCTTGCTTTGGCTGTTCAACCTTAGGAGGGCTAGATAAAACAGGCTCACTAGGGCTATTTGCAGGTAGCCCAGCAGGGGGTGGTGGAGCTGCAATAGGTGGTGGGTTATTTATAGGGTTAAGTGGACTACTAGGACTAACAGGTGAAGCTACGTTAGTAACGTTTGTAGCACTCTTAACACATGAATTAGCTGTTTCTATCCAAATACCCCATATAGATGGGTTATAAGGATCTGGACAAGATGACATTCTTGTTTCTGTAACAGAACCTACATAGTCTGCTTGACAGGCTAGTTGTCTAGTTTCAACGCTTGTTTGGCACGTTGGAGGATCTTGTGTGCAATTGTTGCTAGTTTCTGTCCAAGCTGACCAAGAGTTTGTAGAACAACTAAAGTTCCTGCTTTGGTTAATAGCACCGCTATAATGAGGCAACGTGCAAGCTGTGGTTTGATTTTCAACCAAGTCTGAGCAAGCAGGAGCTTGATACGCACCACATATTGGGTCACTTGGGTTATAAGATACGCACCAATAATCTTTAATTGCAATGATTGGATCAATGCCATTACATACGAGAGAACCTTGAAGCATATAGCCTTCAGGTGTTGGAGTATAGTTGCAATACCAAGCATAAGCATTATTTGCCTTTGTTAGTGATAGAAGTAGTAATAGGCTCGTCAAGAACAAGCGGTATCGTGTATGTATCGCCATATAGTTTCTTAAATATAGAAGGGTTACGTTCATACCAGCCACGTTTAGCAGCATCACCAATAGAACCATTTATAGGACATGGTGAACCTGACTGTATCATAGCTTCAAATACTCTATCGTCTTGACAAAGGATAGATACTGCTGCAACTTTAAGGCCTAAGTCATTAAGAGTTTTAGCTAATTTAATACGTTCACAGTTTAAGTCTTTATAGCCAGAGCCACCACTTATGCCAAACAATGTACTAGATACAGAACCACTAACAGGCACTAAACAAACGTCTTGGCTAAAAGCACTTATAGAAGGGCTAATGGCACTAGGTGGTGGTTGACCTTTATAGTTAATAGTAGTTGTATCAGCGTGTGCATTATGCACCATAAATAACACAAGTAAAACAATTAATGACCAACTTAATAGTTTATAAAATGTTTGCATAATATTTACATAAACCTATGAGTTAATAAAAATACAATTACAAATCCTGCTGTGCCTAAAAGTATTTGTTCTAATCTTTTAAGCCTAGCGTTTATTTGTTCATATCTTAATGCACATACTTCTTCATGCGTACTTAAACGTGCTTCTACGTCTGACTTTATCATGTCCATTCTTACCTTTGCTGTTCTTCTGGGTTAATCATATAGTCTGATAATAGACCTTGAGGAATACCATACTGTGTACCAGTATTAATGAGATTTAAATTTCTAGGTTGAACGTTATATCTATTTGGCAAACCACTTCTCATAAACTTAGCCAAATCTATAATATTACTTTCACCCATTTTAGTTGCACCCATACGACCAAGAGTTGTAGCACCAGCAAATGCACCACCAGTAAGCATATCACCTGCACCAATAGCTATTGTTGGTAATGCAGACACAGTTGATGTTGGAGCAAATCTACCTACAAATTTAAGTGTTTGTTTTAAATCACTACCCTTAGCTGCTTCAATGATTGCATCTTGTTCACCCTTAGAGAATAAACGCATACGCTTTTCATTTTTAGCAAGTTTTCTCATTTGTTGTGCCAATGAGTTTTCTGTGCCAGATTGTGTAAATTTAGTACGATCAAGCTGAGCTTCATCAAGCATATCTGTAAATATTTCAGACTTCTTAAATTTAGCATAACTATCACGAGCTTGCTGCCATATATTAAGTGCTTCTTTGTTACCAACCTTAATATCTCTTACAGGCATATTTGCCATGTAATCATCAAACTCATCTAGCAATCTTGTTGCAATACGTCTTTCATTTGGATTAGTAGATGCTTGTCCATTTTTAATCATGGTGCGTAATGATTGAATTTCAGTAAAGTCTACAGGTTGTTTACCAGATGTAAGTTCTTTAATTGCAGCATTAACGTCTGGGAAATTACCACTAGGAGTGTATCCTTCTTTTCTTAATCTTGCTGGCAAGTTTTGCATATTAGCTTGGAATACATTTTTCTTTAATGTAATGCCTTGACTTTGTGCTTGATTAAAAAGATTAGTAGCTTGTTGTTGAAAAAACTCTTGCTCTGGTACAGCACCTAAGTTTACTTTTGATTCTTTAAATAATTTAGATGCAACTGTAGGAACATATAGCGGAGCTTTAGTAAATGGTAACTTAATTGGTGTAGCAGCAAACTCTAATGATTTTGGACTAGCACCAAATAATGCTGTAGCAGGTATTTGTGAAGGTACATTTCCTACCATTGGAGTTGGAGCCAGTTTAGATGATTCTAAAAAGCTACCAATACCTTCAACAGCCTTTTGACCAATTTCAGTTTGTGGTCTATATGCAGTTGTTTCCATACCCTTCATGATTGCTGCTTCAGCACTAGGAGCATATTGATTACCAGTAACACCACCAATAGCTTGTCTACCTAAACCATAATATGCACCTACAGGAGCAGTTACTAATGGAGTAGTAGCAGCTAATGCAGCATCAAATCCACCTACAGCTTCTCTAAGAATAGGAATTCTATCAAGTGTTGTTTGTGGTTTTTGAACAGTAGGTTCAGCTGGCTTTACTCTTTGTTCTGGAGGAATTAATAAATCATAAGGAATACTCTTATCGCTTGTATCAGCTGGTACACCAGACAATTGTCTTTGTAATTCAGCAAGGCCATCTGTAGATACTTTATCTAGCTTTTGTACTTTAAGGTATTCTAAGTCTTTAGTAGAAAACTTTGAAAAGTCCATTATTATTTACCTTTTCTTTTTTTAAGTTCATTTGATATAGCCTCAAGATCAAACATTACTCCACCACCTGCTGGTTTAGCACTTGGAGGATTTATTTTATTTGTATATAATTGAATGCCTGCATTATTACTTTGTTGAACTGCTTCAATTGCACCTAATAAAGCATCTGAGCTAAACCCACCCTTTATTAATGTAAGAAGTTGGTCTGGAGGTGGAAGTTGTTTCTGTAAGCGTGGCAAATCTTCTTTGTTAAGCACACCAAGTTCAGAACCAATACGAAGTTTAGTTAATGCATCTTCATACAATGCTTGTTGCCTTGCACCAGTTGCACCAAAACCACCAATTTGCAATCCATTTTGTTTAATATCAGCTTTTAAAGTTTCTAGTGATGTATTGAATAAAATACCTGCATCAATTTTTTCTTTTGCTTTAGTAGCTTGTTGCTCTGTTAATGCAGTTGGTGCTTTAGTAATGTTGCCAGCATCAGCAGTAGTAGTTGGAGTTGGAGTAGTAGTTGTTGCAGTTTGTTTTGTTGTTCCATCATAGCCATATATTGGAGGTAAAATATTTGGTGGTGGCGGAGCAGGTTTAATTTGTACAGGAATTTGTTTTGTAATACCAGTAACAGGATCTTGTACAGTTTGCATAACTGTTTTTGGCTCAAACACTTCACGATATGCAACAGCATATTTAGGACTACTTCTTACTGCTGCAGAGTCAGCAGAACCATCATTACCTCTAAGAAGAATATTGTAAGATACACCTTCTACGCTAGATCCATAACCACCAGACTTACTACCAATAGCAGCGTCATAAGCACTAAGATATGGACTAGTAGGATCTTCTTTAGCTAATCTATTTCTGTTATAGATAAGTTTATCTAAGTCAGTCATACCTTCCATTTCAATTTGCTTAGTAGTCTTAGCAACGTTAAGTGCATCAAGTACATTCTTAGTTCTAGTATCGTATACATTTTGAGCACCAGAAGTGCCAGCCAAATATGATCTAGCAGCGTAAGGAATAATTGATCCATATCCTTGATTCTTAGGCTGAGCTACAAAATTTACAAACGTATTAAGAAGTCCAGATATGTTTGATTGTTGTTCTAGTTGTTTATATTTTTCAGCACCTAATAAACCTTGTAAATACTCTGGTTTTTGTGTTAAAAATAAATTTGGTAATTCATCAAATAAAGCCATTATTATCTTCCTCCAAATAAACTTGGATATAACTGAATGAGTTCTGGATGTCTTTGTACTACTGAATCAAGTGCAACTTGACCTGTCTTATTAGGCCTAACAGGAAGTATTGTAGGTGATACACCAGTTGCTGCAGGTGTAGGCATTTGAATACCAGCACCACCTTCAAATGAACCTTGTTTTACAGGTCTTTGCCCAGATGTGTCTACAGGTTTAGGTGGTTGATTAGCCAACTCAATACCTTTAAGTCCAATGTTACCAGCACTTAATGGATTATCTTTTGCCCATGAATATGCATCTGTGCCAACACCTTGAATTTTTTCTAATGCTGTAGGAGGTGTATAATTAAATAACTTAGACATATTTGCACCAAGAACATTATTCCCAGCACCACCAGCTAAATCACCAGTAGACAATGGTATACCTCTAGCATATGCACCAGTAGCTGTAGTTGCAGGTAATGCACCTTGACCAAGAAGGTATGATCCAGCTATATCGTCTACAGAACCAGCTGCACCACTTAAAACATTTTGGCCTAAATTTGATCCAAGATTTTGAATGCCCATAGATGGAATAGCTTGTTTTGCTAATTCACCAGTTGCTGCTGTAATGCCTTTAGAAGCACCACCTACAGCACTACCAAGAGAAGATTTTCCAAAAGCATCTGCAATTTTACCACCAAGCAAACTTTCAGATCCACCAAACACACCGCCAGTAGCACCGCCAAGCAATGCACCTGTAAATGGATTTTGACCTGTGGCAGCTGAAGTTAAAGCTCCAACACCTGCACCTATTAAAATTGGCTCCATGATTATCCTTGTAGTTTGCCTACTGCATAGCAGATTGGCTCAATGATTGCACGATAGATACGACCTAGTGGATCTCTGCGTTTACCACGCATTTCTTTCCATAAGTCAGCTGTACGATGTCTAGCAATATGTTCTGAAATCTTACGAACAATCTTGCGAGTAAATGTTTGTTTATCACTAAACGCAAATGCAACAACTGGCAAGAATAGTTTATGGTATCCTTTTTCAATTGTCTTAGCGTTAGGCATATTTGCTGAATGTTGTAACCAGATAGCTTGTCTGAATGATCCAAAGCCATATGCTTGATTCATTGCTGTACATACAATCTTACCACCACCAGATGATTGAGTTGTTGATACAGTACCTGTAGGAGCACCATAAGCAGCACCAAGATAAGCAGATAGTTTTTGGTATGGTTTATTTTGTTCAAAGTTAAAGCGATCAATGTCAGCTTGTAATGCAGTTTGTTGATATTGTTCACCCATCTTACCTACGTTAGCAAGTTGTTGAATGTCACCATAATCAGCTTGTGCTAATGCTGGAGCAGCTAAAGAAGCAGCATCTTGTCTGCCACGTTCTGCACCATAGTTTTGATAAGCTAACTCACCATACTTGTTTGCTAGTGTATTAGCTAATGTAGTAGCAGCTCTATTTTGAATATCAGCAGATACACCAGAACCATAACGACCAGCTCTAGATGCAGTAGATTGTGCAGCCATAATAGCATCATTATAGTTTTGTGTAGCACCTTGTGCAGCACCAGCTAATGCTTGGTTAAAGTATGGATTGTTTTGTAAGTATTGGCCACCAATCACATCTTGCTGTTGTTGTTGTGCAGCAGGCAGTAGTGGATTGCCAGCTAATGCACGATTTTGAGCAGCCTGTAATGCTGTTTGAGTTTGTGCAGATGGTGATATATAAGTTTGACCAGAATAATATGATGGGTTTGTTGTTTGATACAGATTTTTAGCTTCGCCAAGACCATATTCTACAAATGGTCTAACTGTTGGGTCTAATTGATTTTGAGTTTGTGATGAACCACCACCACCGCCACCGCCCTTGTAAAATGTAAAATTGTCTACTAATTTAAATAGCCAGTTATTAAGATTAATCATATTTATTTACCTTGTGTGTTAGTTGTTGGTGTAAATGTGTAATTGCCTTGAGGTGATGAGCTCATCATATCATTGCCTATAAAACTAAAAATTGGATTATCAGATGATGATAAAAGACTGCCCATTTGATATATAGGGCTAAGTTCAAATGCTGAAGGCCTGTATGAACTTTCATAGTTATTTTGCATCGTATTATTTGGTGCATTATAATTAATTGGACTAGATAGTGGATTGATAAACCTTCCAGCACCTTGCATAGCACCTATAGGTCTTTGTTGCAATAAATTTGAATTTAAGTTTGGAAACATTGTATCAATGCTTGGGTATGGATTAACTGTGTTATCCACTTTAAATTTATCGTATTTTGACATTTCTGTAATGCCCAATGTTGGTATACCCATTATAATCTTCTTTCTACTATGATATATCTGTTTTCAAACCCATAAGCACGTTTCCAAAGCCTTGCTACTGCTTCAAAAGCTGCTCCCTGTATTTTTGTTCCACCTTGTTCTTTTGCCCATACACAGAATTGGTCTACTGCATTGCGACAAGTTTTACCGCCTATTGCTGTTATAAATGCAACTCTGTCATTAGGATAACTAATCCATTCCACAGTTAGTGCACATTTAATATTCATTGTTTCATCTGCCGCTACAAGAAGAACTTGTCTACCTTGCGTTAGCATAACCTTTAGGTGTTCTAATGTGTATTCACCACCAGAATGATCCATAGCATCACTTAACATTTTTTTTACTTTAGGCCATGTTTGTTGAACTTGGTGTGGTGGTATTGTGTATAAATTTAACATTTGAGTGACCAAGTCTGTGGTTCAAATCCTAACTTATAGGCCACCCTATTCCATCCCTTGCGATGAGAAGTAAATGTTATCTCATGTATATTGCTTGATTGTGCAATCTTCTTAACTTCATCTAAGCCAAATTGCATAAGGTTCTTATTCTTACCATATGCTGCCCAGATATGTATTTTGTTTTCAAATGCCTGTGTTATAATGTAACCTTGCCAAATATCATCTTGAAGTACTAAGAAAAGATTTGCCCTGTTTTCACGAATATCACAATATGCATCCTCTGGAATCCAAAGGTTTCCATGCTGTGACATTTCATCAAGGCTTGGTCTTATTTGAGGCCAAATTTGTTTAAGTTCTTGTGGTTTTATATAGTGTAGTTTCATGCTACGATTATATCATTTGGCTTTTATATTAACCCAACACTAGATAGCCATATGTTTTATCAGCTGTGTTATTTGCAAAATGTTTAAGTGTTGCACTACCTTTAGTTCTGTCACTTACATATACATTAGTAGATGCTGAAGTTGATACATAACTCATTGTAGTAATAACGCTTGGTGTAGCTGGTCTTGTTGGACTTGTACCTGCTGCATAATGTTCTATAGACACACCAGTATCAGATACTTTCCACATAAGTTCAACATAGTCACCTGCTACTAATTCTACATAAAAGTTTAATGCACCAATAATATGACTTGGGTCAGTAGATGCTTTTCTTGCTGCTAAACCAAACCTACTGTTTGATGCTGCAATATCTGTGCCATTTTTTCTAAACCAAACTTCTGCGTCTTGAGAGTCGTTAGTTGTATTCTTAAGCTGTATAGAAAATTCTAAATTATAAAGACCAGTATTTCTTACATTAAGTCTAGAGCTATTTGACAAATACACACCGTTAGAAAAGTCAGTAGTGTTAAATGTAATTGCATAAGCTGCAGTTGTTGATGCAGCAGTCTGGTCAGTTGTATCTTGAAACGCACCATAAGGAACAGTATCACTACCAGCAGCAGCACTAATAGGTGTTAATAATATTATACTATTAAAGCCTATACGTTCATTATAAATAGTTGTAGTGGTAGCATTACCAGTAGCTAAAGTAATTTCGCCTGTGTTGTTAGACTTGCCTTCAATAATGTTGTTTACAACTTCAGCTACCTCACGAGGTGTGCCACCAACCATTGGCAGTTTGCGATACATATCACGCATTATCTACCACCTTGAGGCTTAAAGTCCACATCCATTCCAATAGCATATATCCAGCTACCTGTTGGGGTAATTTGTATTCTATGATAACGACCAGCACTTCTTACAGATGCCCTACCTTCAGATGAAGCTGCAACAGATGTTGAGTATGTGATAGCGTCATCTAATTCACGTCTAGAAGCTACAGAAACGCTTGCAGAGCCATTTTCTAATTGAGGTCTAACCAATGTAAGTACTGAATTATAACCAGCCTCTATATCGCCTGTATTTAATGATGCAGTAGCGTTAGATCCTGTAAATGTAATGATCTTATTATCACGAGCACCAGCAAATAGTAACTTACCACCTACCCAAAGACGTGAGTCTAAAGATGTTGTTAAATCATCTAATAATCCAAACGCATCTAGATCTTCTAGCGTTACACCAGACGTTGTTACAGATGATATATAGTCTACGTCAGTAGCAGCCTTTGACCATTTGTTTGTTTGCCAATTAAACATAATGAGTGAACGACCACCAGATGTGTTAGGGAAATTCCATACCACAATGTTTCTTACTGGGTCAACTGCTGTGCTACAAGTATTAATTTGACCTAAGTCACAGTTAGCAAAAAACCATTTGTCTACTTTTTCTGTGCCAATGCCAACTAAGTTCACACCATTACATGAGTAGAATCCATCATCTGATAAGAAGTATGTAGTGTCAGCATATTGTGCAACTGTAGAGCCATCTGTACATCCTAATCCACGAGAGATTGTGTCAAACTGAAAGAATAATGGTGAGCCAACGTATGACATACGAACAACACCACGTTCAAGTAATACTAAGCCAAACTCGCCACCTGTAATTCCTTGTATATTACCGCCATCGCTGATTATCTGATAATCGCTTTGTGAAGCACCACCAGAAGTCCAGTCAGTTTCATCATTGATGTCTGACCATTGCACCTTATTAGGTGTACCACTAATATTAGCAGCTACTACAAAGTCACGAACTACTGTAATGTATTTAGCGATAGGTGCTGCAGCAGCTACATCTGCAAAAACAGTAGAAGTATTAACTGTCCATGCTTGAATCTTTTCAGCATTGTTAGATGCTAATAATACGTCACCAAACTGTGCAAAACTCCATCTATCTGCACCACTATAACCACCAGCCTTAGATACGTTTGCTAAATTATTTGTACCAGATGTAAACTTAAATAGCTTTGTAGCACCACCAGCAAATAACTGTGTAATGGTACTAAATTTACCAGCATACACATTGTTAAGGTTTTCACTAGCAGCGTTAGAGTAATCTACAGCACTAGGAAATGGGCTATAACCTTGCACTAATGGCACTACGTTGTTTACGTCAACTAACGCACCAGAAATTGATGGCTGATCTGGTAACCATTCTGCAAAATTTATTCGTTGGGTAGCCATGTATTAGAACTTCCTGTTATGTCTGTCCATGTTTCAGAACCAGTTGTTATGTTTGTCCATACTTCAGAGCCAGCAGCAATATTGCTCCACTCTTCACCTAATCTTCTTCCTAGTGCTGTAACTGCAGCATTAGCTGTAATTGCACCCTTACCTGACCATATAGCGTTAGGACTTGAAACAACTATAGCGTTAGCGTTAATACTTCCAAAGCCTTCGTAGAGTACACCACCATTAGCTACAACTGTAGCAGTAGCATTGATAGATCCTGTAGATGTTCTAAAGCGTATAGCGTCTGCAGCAACTGTACAATCACTAAATATAGATCCAGTAGCAAAAGCATAAGAGAAAGGATTGTCTACATATAATGCAGCTGATCCAGATATGCTTGCACTAGCGTATGCCTCTGAATAACCATCTGCTGATACTAAGGCATTAGCGTTTATAGCACCACTAGCCAATGCAATAGAGTATCCATCTGCTGTGACAGTTGCATTAGCGTCTATAGCACCTGAGTTAAATCTTATACGATAAGCGTCAGCCGTTACTGTTGCGTTAGCATCTACCTGTGCTGTACCAAGTACTACACCACTAGCAAGAGAACTAAATGCTGTCTGTGCAAATGCACTTATGCCAAACAAGGTTACACCTCGTCAGCAGGTTGTGCAACGTTGCCTTCGCTTACCCATTTTAGGTAGGCTTGGTAGTCTGTGTTATCTTCATCCATAGGTATCCAAGCATTATCTGAACGCAATACAGTTGTTGAAACAGTTTTAGGTAAAATTGGATTTAATAGTTTATATGTATACATTTTATAACTCCGCAGAAGCTGTTGCACCAGCAATAATATAAGCATTACCACTCGCTTGTGCTGAGTATATAGAATCTATATCTGGTGACAGCCCGCCACTACCTCCAGTGTTTACAACTGTAGGTGCTGCTCTTTTTGTTACTTTAAAAAAGTAATAAGCTCTAGCATATCCATCTGTCATAGGTGTATTAAATACCCCATTCACTACTTTTTCATAATACCTCTGACAATTAATAAGTTCTTGTCCGTACATTCTGCGTTCAAATGGTGTTGCTGTTGAGCCTACTTCTAGTTGGACACCTGTTATGTAGAAGGTAGCTCCGTTAGTGCCTACGACTGATGTAGCACCTGTTGCTGAATAAAAAGCAGAACCAGACCATGAGCCAGCAGTTCCGCTTAATGTTGAACCTACGCCAAGACCTAAAATAACTTGAATACCAATTCCGTTTGTAGTTAGCCAAGTTCCGCTAGTATCACCAGCAATAGTTACACTTTTTTGTTCCCATGTATTTGCAGAGGAAATTGTATAAGTAAATGGATATGTACGGTTTACGGCAGAATTTTGCAAAGCACCGCCAAAAGTTCCAGTTAGACTAGAACGCACCCAAAATGATAAAGTTACTGTTTTAGCTGAAGCAGTACCCCAAGCCAAGTCTGCAATATTAAAACCTTCAATTGGTTGTTGAATATTAAATAAATCACCGCTTGTTATTGAATATGCAGATAATGAAGTAACACCTAAATAATTTGTAAAACCAGCAGGTGGGGTAACACTTCCAGCATTTTGTTGAATGCTGTATTTAGAAGCCTGTGAAGCCGCACCAGCCCATCTATCTAAAGTATATTGACCACCTGTTGCAGGAATAGTAACACTAGAAGTACTATTTCTTTGAGAAATATCCATAGCACCATTTATAATACGGTTCTTTAGCACATAAGGTGACGCTGCAGCTCCTTGTAGAGATGCGTCATTAAACGTGACTCCCGTATCGCCATTTAATTGTAAGCTCATAGTTCTATCCCTTCAAATGTATTTCTTTTAGACATATTTATAGATGCCAACTCAATCTTTAAGTTATTTGGAACATGAAGTCCTGATGCAAGTTTAGCATTTAATGGTATTACATGATCTACATGATATTTAATATGTCCAGCTAGAGTATTTAATCTATCTCGTAGCTTATAAATTCGTTTTGTCATTTCAATATTGCTCCAAATTGGTGTTGCATTCTTTTGTTTGGTTCTTCTTTTAGAAGATATTGCAGCCACTTTGTGTGGGTTATTTTTAGCATACAGCCTAGATTTTAACAATCTAGCTTCTTTATTTTCCAGTTCATAGTTTCTAGAATATGTTATGTATCTATCATAATGTTTTGTTCTAGACTTCTTTGTTGCTTCATTTGCTTTTTCAGGATTAGCCAAATATATAGCTTTGCTATTAGCTCTAATTTTTTCCCTATTTTTTTCTCTGTATCTTTTAGAACTTTCTTTCCAATACTTTTTGCTATATTCATAATCACAAGGTTTACATCTACTAGATACACCATATTTGCCATGTTGTTTTTTATGAAAATTTGTAGTGTCTTTTTCAGCTTTGCAAATTACGCATTGCTTAAAGACCATTGTCATTATGCTGCTCCTAATTTAATTCTGTTAGCTTCTTCTTGTGCTTGGTATGCTGCAATGACTTCTGGTGTATGTGATACTTTGCATATATCTTGCACTTGTTGTTCTTGGGTAGAATAATCTTCGTTTGGTGCTATGCACCATCTATGAAATGTGCGAGAAATTTGGTTGCCATCTTCTGTAATAATAGTAGCTTGACGAACTTGCACAACCCCAGTTTCTACTACTTCTATTTTATCTATTTTTATTTGTTTTTCTAATAACATTTTTAATCCTTAAGACTACGTTTGATAAGTAATTGAACCCCATATTTCAGAACTATTACTAAAGTTTGAATTAAATAAACTTGTAAAACCTGTTCCGCCATTATTTGCTCTTAAGTATAAAGTAGAGTCACTAAATGCTATACAAAATAATCCATTAGGAAGTGAAACTCCACCCGCTTCAAAAGTATATGTGCCTGCTGGATATCCAATATTTGCAGTACCTGATGCAGCAAATGGTAAACCGCCCACATTAGCAGCACCTGTTGAACTCCCTTTGTTTGAAAGGGATACTCTAAACTGAACAAAAACACTTTTTCCAATTTTTATGTAACTTGCTTGTTGAACTCCATAAGTAACTCCAGCACTTGCACCGCCAAACAAAATCGTAGGTGTCCAAGACCCTTCCTCATAATCATCTAAAGTATTAGCATCTGCACTAGCACTTTGCGTTGCTGGGAATTGAATACCATTAACAGATAAAATACCATTAGTATCTTTCGTAGTTATAGTCCCATTAGTAGTAGGCAACGTAAGTGTAGTTGTTCCTGCTACTGCTGGTGCGTCTAATGTAATAGTTCCTGACGTATTTCCTGCGATAATTACGCTAGACATTATTTAGCCTCCAATGCTGTTACTCTTGCTTTTAGGTCGTTGATGATAGTTTGTTGTTCTTGGATTGCTGCGGTGAGCAAAGGAATAAGCTCTGTGTATCTTACAGTTAAATATTTTGTTTCATCTTCTTCATTCATGGTAACTGCTTCTACAGCTTCAGGTACTACTGATTGAACAGATTGAGCTAAAATACCTACTTGTGGTTTATTTCCTGCATCTGATTTCCAAGTAAACTTAACAGGTTTTAATTCCATAACGCCACTTAAAGCATCTGAATAAGTACCTATAACATTTTTTAATCTTTCATCAGAGAAACTAGACCATGATGTGGCTCCCCAAGTAACTTGAACACCTGCCCCATTACTATTTTGTAAGATAAAATTATCAGCAGCACCTAAAGATATTGCCCAATTCCCTGCATTACTTGTAACAGAAGTATTTTTAAAGGCTACTAAATCTGACCCTGCTTTAGATACGGCAAATAAACATCCAAAATTACTTGTAGTCCCAACCATTACATTACCACTAGAGTCTATACGCATACGTTCTGTGTTGGTTGTTCCAAATATTAAAGCGGTGTTTTCTCTGTTGAAAAGATACGCATCATCATCATAAATAAGCTCAACACCATCTAAAGACCCAATACCAGATGTTGAATCTCCAAGTTTTATTCTTGCTGCCGTTGCGTTATAAATAGATAGTCCACCTCCTGATGCAAATACAGGACTCGTAGTACCAATCCCTACATTCTGTGATGCGTTTACTGTAACCGCAGTAGTTCCAGCAGTTTGTATATTTAATATGCCAGTATTATCAGCAGTCGTTATAACTCCACCTGCTCCACTTGTGCTTGCGTCAATTGATGATGCCATTTATTTCCCCTTATAATACTACCCAGCGTGATCCGCTAGGAACTGTGACTGTTACACCACTATTAATTGTGATAGCCCCAACTGACATTGCATTTTTGCCTGCTGGGAAAGAATAACTTGTTGTGACTGTTGGTGAGTTTAAGTTAAATACTGTATCGCCACCTGCACCTGTTGCACCTCCACCTAGAGATGACCATGATGCACCATCGTAACCTTCATATGATCCTAATGTGCTATTATACCTTATTTTACCTGTAGCAGCAGTAGGTCTTTGTGCTGTTGTGCCTACTGGTAACTTAACTGATCCTGTACCTGTTACACTTAAATCACCTGCAACTGTTAAGTCATCACCAGATAAACCTGCTTGGAAGTTTTTAAGGTGCGACATAATAGCTCTGATCGCATTGTTTACGTCTGAAGGTAACATTCCCTCTGCAATGTTAATGCTTTGTACGTCTGTATTGCTAACAGCAGTACTTGAATATTCTGATATTTTTGTTTTTGGCATTATAGAACCACCCATCTTGATCCACTAGGAACAGTTACCGTTACACCACTTGCTACAGTTACAGCACCTACAGACATAGCACCATATCCACTAGGAATAGAATAACTTGTACCTATACTCATATTATTGACTACAATACCGTTAGTAGCTCTTAATACAGTTCCTGATACTGAGGCAGGTGTTGTGCTACCAACTGTAGTGCCATCTATTGCACCACCTGTAATTGCTACGCTAGAAGCAGCTTGTGTTGCTATAGTGCCTAAACCTAAATTAGATCTAGATGTAGTAGTGTTAGCTAAGTCTGATAGGTTGTTAGCACGATATACATAATTAGTATCAGCACCAGTAGCTGTTACACCTAAATTTGTTCTAGCAGTTGCAGTATTTGCAACATCTGATAAATTATTAGCTGGATTTAGTGGTGTGTAACCTAACCCAGTAGTAACGTCTGTGGATGTTAATACAGCAACGTCAGAACTATTTCTATATACACTTTTTTCTGCAGGGTATGTACAGAATACATCTTTAGTGCCAGCACTAAAATTAACAGCACTACCAGAGTTAGATGACTCTAGAATAGTATCTCTTGACAATGTTCCAGCACCAACTGTACCTAGACCTACCTCAAACTCTGCACCAATAACAATAGCGTAATAAGTTGTATTAGTATTGCCAATGGCTGTAGAGAATGTTTGAAAGCCATTAACTGCACCAGATAATGTAAGCGTGCCTGTACCTGTAGTGGTACTGTTCTCTCGTACCCTGTCTTTAACGACTAGAGCCATGACTTATCCTTAAGCTAATGTTACTGTAAGTGAACCAGAAGCGATTTTAAATATATCGCCAGAGTCAATTGTTTTTGCTGTATCTAATGGTGTATGGAATAAAAGATTGCCAGATGAAAGGGCATCATTAATACCAATCCAGCCTACTGTACCCCATGAAGCTGTTGCTTGTGCAAATGTACAATCTGCATTAGATGTTGTTACACCATTGGAAGGTGCACCAAATGTAATAGCTGCTCTAGCGTATGAACCACCAGAAACTTCTGTACCAGATGCAGCGTCAGTAGGATCTGAAGTCCATAATGATACATAAACTGTAGTAGGTGATGTATACGTTGTGTTACGAAGAACTGCATTGATAAGTGCGTTCTCTAAATAATTACTAAATTCTGCCATGATTTACCTCGTAGCTAAAGAAATTGATAAGGGACTACTTGCGAACTCGCCAGACTCGTCTGAAGATGATATTGAATCTATTCCACGTTGATACAATGATGCCCAAGTTTGTAATCTTTCGTCATTCATCAAGTATGGTTCAGCTTCGCCTAATGCTGCGTACAATAACAAGTCTGGGCAATTGGCCAAAAATGCATTTGATGAATTAGTTGAGCTTAAATATGTTGGTGATCCATAGTAAAGCATATGCAATGTGTAAACACCATCTGGTACAGGTGCAAATTTAAATTCTGTTGCTAATACTGTGTACATTGTTGGAATACCAGACTCTGTTGTTCTAGCATTTCTAAAAAAGTTACTAGGAGTTTGATATTCAATTACACTTACTGGGTTTGTTTCAATGTGTAAATCACGCATTGCAAGAAAGTCACTAGGCAATGCTACTGTACCATCACTTGCAACTGTGTTTGTTGTAACATACTTTAGCATTTGACGTATACGAAGATCACGTCTTAATCTATTTTCTGCTAATGTAATAAAGTCTGGGATCTGTGTTGTTAGATCATTGCGTGCTAAGTAATCAGCTACTGTAGACTTTAGTTCTGTATATGATGTAAATGCCATTATACTGTGCCTTCTCGTGTGCGAAACACTTTGTTATCTGGGTCATTAAGAAATCTTCTAAATGCTTTATGGTCTATGACATGGAATCCACGCACAATACCTTTTTTGTTTAATTCGTCAAAGACAGTCATAGGAATACTTGCTATCTTGTTGTCAAATATATCATCACCCCAACGAGTGTGTTTATCTGTATATTTACGTTGATTGTTATTGTCCTCAATAATATCTGTAATGTCTTGTCTAGTTTCAATAACTAAACCACTATCAGTATCATGGACAACGTTTGTTCTAAATGTTATAGGTTTCATTCATTTTTCCTTTGCCTGTGTTTTGAGTGAAAACCATTTTGACAGACAAACATTAAAATACTATTAGGTAGAAGAGGCCTACCACAAACGATAGGCCTAATCTAATTACAACTACTCTGCTAAGTCAGCAATAATTGCGTGAGCAGCTTGGTTCTTAACTTCTAATGTATATTCTACTAAAAGTTGAGTTACATCTGCGTCACCAGATTTAGCCAATTCATTTGTTTGGAATGGGCGTAAATATGCAACTGCTGCGTACTCTGGATCAAGAACAAATGCTTGTTCACCACTATCACCAGAATCTGCAGTCATAAATCTGTTAGGAACAACAGATAATGTACCAAAGTCTGATAAGTAAATATCAGCTGCACCAATGATTGTAGTAGCTTTGTTGCTTGGAGCCATATAACGTTGAGCTGCAACACCTGTAAATGCAGATACATTTACTTTTTGTGTTGGAGTTGTCATAAGAATGGTTGGAGTACCACCATTAGTATATGCAGATTTAACTGCTGTTTTTAACATAGCTTCTGTGAAAGCTGCGTCTGTACCAGATACACGAGCTGTAGTGCCTAATGAACCAGCAGTACCGTTAGTGCCACCAACGTAGTTAGAATTTAACCATGTTTGTAGACCACCAAGTGTACGAGCTGTAGTAGCATTACCAGCTGCTGCAGCTGTGTTGCTTAAAAGTGCTTTTTCCATATCACGTTTAAGTTCAGCAGAAACTTTAGCTAATTGGTAAGCCTTTTCAGATTTACGACCAGCTTTGTTAATTGCTTCCATAGTACCAGAAATCTTAATTGTTTTTGAAGAGATCTGAGTTCTATTACCTACTCGTGTTGTTGGAGTTACTGTAATGTCAGAAGCTGTGTCACCTTCAACTACAGCATTAGATGCTGCTGCTGCGAGTGAGTCAGTTTGCCATTCGTGATATGTTGCTGTTGCCTTTGTCTTACCAATAGAACTCATAAATGGAGTTTCTGTAGGTGAAATGTTATAAATAACATCTGACAAATCTTCTCTATTACCAATAGAGGTATAGGTTTGATACGTTGCCATGATTTTTCCTTAGATTAAATTTTCAAATAGAGCTGCAGCATCTCTGACTTTGCCAGAGCTACGCAACTGCTGTGATTGTTTCTTTACAGTTTCGCTATTACTTGCTTTAGTTTGTGCAGTACCAGATTTCAACATCTTTGGTGCGTCAGCAATCTTCTTTGTTAAGGCTGGTTTTGACTTTTGCAATTTGTCATACATCATTGCCTTATGCAATGTAACAACGTGCCTAGAATCATAGACAGAAGATAACTCTTCCTCTGAGAATCCTAAGGCTTTGCCATAAGTACGAATCTCTTTTCTGAGGTTTTCGCCTTTGGTTGGATCTGAAAACTCTGGTAGGACTTGTGCTAGTTTAGATGCTTCCTGTGCAACTCTGTCAGACATGGCACGAGCTTGTTCAGATTGTTGCACTTGTGCAATTCTGTACTGCTCTGCTCTTATAGCTTGGAGTTGTTCTTTCCTTTCAGAAAGTTCAGCAACTTTAACTGCATAGCCTATAGGGTCGT